TATTGCGATTGAGAAGGGTCAGTAATGCTTGGCAATCTAACAGGTGGCGGCAAGGAAGAACGCGCCATAAGTTTTCAATCTATCTGGGGTGCTGGCGATTCTTTCGCATTCACCACTGAGGCTGGTACAAACATAGACCAAAATCAGGCAATGAAAATTAATGCTTTCTATGCCTGCGTGCTTTTAATTTCTGACACTATTAGCACCTTGCCAGTCGATTGCTTTATTCGCCGTGATGGTGACCGCGTACCTTACCGCCCACAGCCAGCTTGGATTCAAAGACCAGACGTAGACCTACTGCGTTCAGAGCATTACCAGCAAGTTCTTATTTCTCTTTTACTAGACGGTAACGCTTTTGTGCGTGTATTCCGAGATAACTCAGGACAAGTAATCAACCTAGTGGTAATTGATCCTTACCGCGTGACAGTAACTCGTAATAAAAGAACTCGTGAGATCGAATACATTATTGACGGCTCAAATGAAAACATCGTCAGCAAGCGAGACATGATTCAGATTACTGAAATGCGCAAGGCTGGCGAGCTACGAGGTATGTCTAGAGTTACAGAACTCAAAGACAACCTAGGTCTTTCTAGTGCCTTGCAGTCCTTCGCTTCACGTTTCTTTGGTCAGGGCGCAACTACTCAGGGCATCATTGAAACGCCTATGGCATTGAACAGCGAACAGGCTAAGCAGCTAGTCGATGGATTCTCAACTCGTCACAATGGATTCCGCAAGGCTCATAAGACAGGCCTTTTAACTGGCGGAGCAAAGTTTGTCAGAACTGGAATTAACCCAGACGAAGCCCAGATGCTAGACAGTCGCAAGCTAGCGATTGAGGAAGTAGCTCGTATCTTCCGAGTTCCACCCCACATGATTGGCGTTACTACACCGGGAGCGATGTCTTATGCTTCCGTTGAGCAAAACAACATTAACTTTGTAACTCATACCTTGCGCCCATACGTCGCAAAGATTGAAGATGCCTACAGCGCACTTTTGCCAGACAGCGCATTCATTCGCTTTAACGTAGACGGTCTACTACGTGGTGACTTTGCTACTAGAATGAACGGTTACAGCATCGGTTCACAAGCAGGATTCTTAAGTGTTAATGACATTAGACGTTTCGAGGACTTACGACCTGTTGATGGTGGTGACGTTTATCGCGTGCCTTTGGCTAACGTGGACCTTGGTGCTGCTTCACTCGTTGAAACGGACAAGCGTGTCACTATGGCTCAGAAACTTATCCTTAGTGGCTTTGATCCTGCTGGCGTTCTATCTGCGCTGAATTTGCCTGCTATCGCGCACACAGGGCTACCGTCTACCCAGCTACAGGCTGTGGCACAGATTGACCCTGAAAACCCCGAGTCTGTCTATGACGTACAGCGCACACACGACGTTAACGTACAGATTCCAGAAACAGTTGTTAATATTCCACCAGCCGTTATAAATGTTGCTCCACCTAACATCACAGTCGAAGCACCACAGCAGAGAACGACAATTCGCACCGTTGAGCGTGACGATAACGGACACATCGTAAATATCATTGAAAGAGTTGAGGGCTAATGGCAACTGGAATGAGCGCGTACCTAGCAAACAGTTTGTTAAACGCTTTAGGTAATAACACCGCGTACGCAGTAACCAACGTTTATGTAAAACTGCACGTTGGCGATCCCGGCTCTGCAGGCACAGCTAATGCTGCTACTGAAACAACTCGCAAGGCTGTTTCCTTTGCTGGCGCATCTGCTGGTTCTATTGCTTCTGATGCTGACGTAACTTGGACAAACATAAGCGGCAGTCAGGATGCGACTTTCTTTACGGCTTGGGATTCTCTAGATGCTGGCAGCTTCTTATTTTCTGGAACTATCACAGGCAACCCTTACACCGCAGGCGATACCTACACAATTACCGCTGGTTCTTTCGTAACATCCCTGACCGTAGCGAGCTAAGTTATGGGTTCGTCAGAACTCAACGACTTTCAGTTAAACGCTGACCGTTTAGCTCGACTTGCGCAGATGGTCTTAGACCAACGCGCTTTAGATTCCTCTGCCGTAGGTGGAAAGTCTGCTTATAACGCAAATGACTTGGTTTATGACTCAGCAGTATCTACCTATGCCGGCACATTTACTCACTTAGCCAGCAGTTCAGCCAATCTCAATGGTCTTAGCGCAAGCATCGCATCTACGCCAAACGTGGTGGTTTCTGCCGCTTCTGCTTTAGGTGCATTGACAAGTTCTAGCAATTCCTTGGTTAGCCATTTAGTTTCATCGGCTGCATCGCTAGGGTCTATGAATTCCACAGCTTCAACTATTCCACAAATTCTGCCTGTATTAGACGCTCCGCTTGGTGATCTTGCTAACGCTGTAAGTGCAACAGTCACGCACATTGCAACGGCTGCATCTGAGCTAGGCGCAATTACTTCAACGGCAAACAGCCTGCCGACAATCAAACCCGTATTTATGGGTTCACTCGGCGATCTAGAAGCTACGGCTACTGCGACTGTTATACCGCCAACACCACCAGAACCTGTTGCTCCCGGCTACGGTTCTAACCGACCATATCCTGCACCGCCATTACGCCAGCCAAGGGTTGAGCCAGCACCACAGCCACCAACACCTGTAATAGTTCAAACACCACCAGCGCGACCTGTAAGAATGCCTGCAACAATTACGGCTATAACATCGGCACTAAGTCCAGCATTCTCTGTTAGCGTCCAAGCGCAAGTAGAATGGTCAATACTAGAAGATGAAGCAGACTTGCTTCTAATGCTCTAAGGATTTTGATGGCGATTACATCTGGGCAACAAACAATAGGAACTTCCGCGCAGTTAATAGATGGCATTTCCCCAAATCCGTCACGCCTGCACATTCATAACATGGATAACACAAAACAATTGTTTATTGGGAACGGTTCTGTGACTATCGGAAATGGTCTTGCATTGCAAAAATTAGACAGTGTTGAATTGGTTCTTAATCCCGGTGAATCGCTTTATGCTATTTCAGAATCTGGTTCTCATCTCATTTCTTGGTTAAGGCAGACACAATACTAATGCCGTACTTCATAACAGATAGCGCAGAAGGTTGCTCAGGTTGGGCAACTATTAAAGACGATGGCGAAGTTATTGGCTGCCATACGACTAAGCAGGATGCCGTAGATCAGATGGTGGCCATATCCATAGCTGAGGATATGGAGCCGGGCGGTGAACGGGTAAAGAAAGTCAAAGCTAAAAAGTCTTACAGAGAATTACCAGAAAATTACAGACCAGCACTGGCTGATGATGTTCCAGAAGGTCGAGCCTGTGGCAATTGTTTCTTTTATGACGATGACGTAGTTAGCGAAGATGGCACTAAGGCTTATTGCCGTAAGTGGGATGAATTTGTTGATGGTGGTTATTACTGCAACGCTTGGCAGCCTGATGATCAAATGGAAGATGATGACGAGACTGAGGATGAGCTAGACGATGACGTACGTGCCGTCAATCAAGATGCACCTAACTTTATGCGTGCTGCTGCTAGGCGCGGTCTAGAGTTCTATGCAGACGGTAAAGCCGGTGACGGTCTAACCGATAAAACTGTGCGCGAAGCACGACTAATGGCAGAAGGCAAGGTTTCAGATGACAAGTGGATACGTATTGCTGCTTGGATTGCTCGCCATATTTCTGACTTGGAAGCTCCTGCTGCTAATCCTAATAATGATAACTATCCAAGTGCAGGCGTTGTGGCTCACTTCTTGTGGGGTTCTGGTGCGAGCAAGACGCAAGCTAACAGGACTCAGGCCTACGCGGAGCGAGTAGTTGAGCGCATTCGCGCACGAGAGGAAGATCGCAACACTCTCCAAAACGATAAATGGAAGTCAATCGCGCTAAACTTAAACAAAGACGAAAGGCAACAAATGACCACACAAGTAGAACGCCGCGTTAATACCGTCGAGTTTGATGTACGCAATGGCGAAGCATCCAGCGATGGCATGAGTTTTACAGGCTATGCAGCAGTATTCAATTCACCTTCTGAACCGCTACCGTTTACCGAGGTAATCAAGGAAGGCGCGTTCAAGCGTTCTCTAAAGTCGCGCAACGAAATCAAGCTATTTATGAACCACAACACAGACGTAGTTCTAGGTTCTACACGCGCAGGAACTTTGAAGCTAACAGAAGATTCACGTGGTCTACTAGCTCAGGCTGAATTGCCAGACACTAGCGCAGGGCGCGATCTATCGGTTCTTATGAAGCGTGGCGATGTTTCTTCAATGTCCTTTGGTTTCAGCGTTCCACCAAAAGGCGATGCTTGGAGTCAAGATGGCTCAACACGTGAATTGCATCAGGTACGCCTGCACGAGGTTTCTATTGTGACTGGATTTCCAGCCTATGAAGCAACAACTGCAACCGTTCGTTCTCTAGACATTCTGGCAACTCGCACTGCCGTAGATGTTGATGCTCTTAGCGATGCGATCACAAGACTGGAAGCAGGCGAGACCCTAGAACCAAGCCACGCTGACTTGATTAGTGAAGTTGTATCTAAGCTACGTGGGGACAAGCCTAACGAAATGGAACTATTAGAGATCAAGCGCAAGCAACTTGACCTGATGCTCAAGGCCTTCTAAACTTTCTCACAGACAGACCTACATCAGGGGAAGGATGTGGGTCTGTTTTTATTTGTGCAATAATTAGAGAAGCATTTTGTGTGAGCCATAGATGCTGACCTGTCGAGGAGCCTCGCAGAAACCGTAAGACCAATCCAATCAAACACTTTAGGAGTTCACTATGTCTGACTACATTCGTCAGCAAGCAGAAGCTCGTGCAAAGGCTTGGGAAGAAGCAAAGGCTCTTCTTGACTCAGCAGCAGCTGAAAAGCGCGAT